ATTCCAATGAGAAAATTTATTTTTGATGTTGATGGAACATTAACTGAAAGTCGTCAACAAATTACTACATCATTTGAAGCAGAGTTTCTTATATTTTGTTGTAAGTTTCCCACGTACATAGTTACTGGTAGTGATCATCAGAAAACTATAGATCAACTTGGAAGAGATATTCTTACCAGATGTGCAGGGATATTTAATTGTTCTGGTTCAGATGTATATCAACACGATAAATTTGGTACAGCAGATGCACCCTACAAAAACATTTATAGGTCAGATTGGGAACCACCTGATGAACTGACTAAGTTTCTTAATGATGAATTAGACTTTAGTACATTCCCAAATAAGACAGGTAATCATATCGAACACAGACCTGGTGGAATAAACTTTAGTATTCTTGGAAGAGGAGAGGATAATATGAAATATAGAAGTGAGTATGTAAAGTGGGATATCAATACAAATGAAAGAAGAGATATTCTAGACAGACTTAAAACTGAGTTTCCTGATCTAAACATACAGATTGGTGGCCAAACTGGTCTTGATATTTCTGATAGTGATAAGAGTCAAATACTTCAATATTTTGAAATTTATGATGACCTTCATTTCTTTGGAGACATGATGAATAAAGGTGAAAATGATTATCCTTTAGCGGAAGCAATAAAAAAGATGGGCGGTAAAACGTACCATGTTAAGAGTATAGATGAGACCCGAACCTATATTAATCGGTTATCCTCCACCTATGCAAACGGTCTTAGATATAATTAGTAGTGTACGCTTCGGGTACAAAAACTAAAACTCGCTTTTAAAGGAGAATCAAATGACTAACTTAGCAACTTATCATACAGCCAACCTTCCAGAATTAATGAAGGTGATAAGACAAAATGGCATAGGAATGGATGATTACCTAGACAGGTTTTTCAACGCACCGCCACAAACGTCAAATTATCCACCATATAATTTGATACAATTAAACAATCATGAATCAAAACTCGAAATCGCATTGGCGGGCTTCAAAAAGGATGAAGTTAAAGTCTATACAGAGTTTGGAAAACTATATGTCGAAGGCAAGAAAGAAGAATCAGAAAATGTTGGAGAATTTGTCTATAAAGGACTGGCCCAACGTTCCTTCGAACGAGTTTGGACGATCACCGACGATACGGAGATTGGATCCGTCAAGTTTGAAGATGGACTCTTAACTGTTAATTTAAACAAAGTTGTTCCAGAGCATCATGCTCGTAAGGACTACATATAAATAATCATGAGTTCGAGATGGAATCGAGGGCCGCCAACTTAGTTGACTGTCCTCTTTTTTTATGCTATACTATTTTTAACCGATAAAAACAATGTCTGTAAAACTTGCTATATTAAAATCTGGTGAACATATAATATCAGATGTAAAAGAATTAGTTGCTGATGAAAAATTACATGGTTATCTTTTTCAGAATGCTTATGTGGTTGATGCTAGACCACCTGAGTTTTTAACAGAAGAACAAAAAGAAACTGGTAAACATGATGTTGAAGTAATGTTAACACCATGGCTCATATTTTCTCAGGAAAGAAAAGTACCTGTTAGAGCTGATTGGTTAGTTACCATTGTTGAACCTGTACCTAAACTAAAAGAAATTTACGAGGATAGAATCAATGTCGATAAAAATTATATGCCTGACGAATCAGCAGAAACTAATATCACAGATTGAAGAAGTATCAACTGAATTAGGTGAACCTGATTGTAAATTAATTGATCCTTATCTTATAGGTGAGAAGGATACTCTTTCACAATGGTTAATTGATGTTAGCAGCCAACGTGAAATTATGATATCATCAGATAAGATATTGACCCTTGTTGATCCTAAGGCAACTCTACTTAAAAAGTACGAAAAACTTATTACATAATGCGATTCTATACAAACGTTCAGATGGTTGGAGACAACTTCTTAGTTCGTGGTTACGAAAATGGAAAACATTTTGCGACCAGAGAGAAGTTTTATCCAACCCTTTTTGTGTCTTCTAACAAGAAGACCAAGTATAAAACCTTGGAAGGTGAATATGTTGAAGCAGTCAAGCCTGGAACTGTACGTGAGAGTAGAGATTTTATAAAGAAGTATGATGGTGTAGAAGGGTTTAAAGTTTTCGGTAATGAGAGATTTATATACCAGTATATTTCTGATAAGTATCCAGAGGAAGAGATAAAGTTTGATATAAACAAGATTAAAATATCTACACTTGATATTGAGGTAAAGTCAGAGAATGGTTTCCCTGATGTAGAATCTGCTGCAGAAGAAATCCTATTGATTAGTCTTCAAGATTATAATACTAAACAGATTCGTACATGGGGTCTAGGAAATTTTGATAACAAACAAGATAATGTAATATACAAATCATTTAAAACCGAGTATGAACTCTTACTTAGTTTTATTAATTGGTGGATGGTAGAAGAGAATACACCAGAGGTTGTAACTGGATGGAACAGTGAGTTGTATGATATTCCATATCTGACCAGAAGACTTGATCGTGTTCTTGGTGAGAAACTAATGAGGAGAATGTCTCCATGGGGATTAGTGACTGAAAGAGAGATCCATATAATGGGACGTAAACAAATATCTTATGATATTGGTGGTGTTACTCAATTAGATTATTTGAATCTTTATAAGAAGTTTACTTACAAGGCACAGGAGTCATACCGTTTGGATTATATTGCATCTGTTGAACTTGGACAAAAGAAACTTGACCACTCAGAGTTCGACACATTCAAGGACTTCTATACAAAAGGATGGCAAAAGTTTGTAGAGTATAATATAATTGACGTTGAACTTGTTGACCGTCTGGAAGATAAGATGAAGTTGATTGAACTAGCAATAGTTATGGCTTATGATGCTAAGGCAAACTATGCTGATGTATTCTCTCAAGTTCGTATGTGGGATACAATTATCTACAACTATCTTAAAAAAAGAAATGTTGTTATTCCTCCTAAAGAACAAACTGATAAGGACGCAAAATACGCAGGTGCTTATGTTAAAGAACCGATACCAGGAAAGTATGATTGGGTAGTTAGTTTTGACCTTAACTCTCTGTACCCTCATCTTATTATGCAATATAATATTTCCCCAGAGACACTCCTTGAGACAAAACACCCAACAGCAACTGTTGATAAAATACTTAATGAGGAACTGACTTTTGAGATGCACAAGGATAATGCTGTTTGTGCAAACGGTGCAATGTATCGTAAGGATGTTCGTGGGTTCTTACCAGAACTGATGGAGAAGATCTATAAAGATCGAACCATTTACAAAAAGAAAATGCTACAAGCAAAGCAGGAGTATGAAAAGAAGAAGTCTAAAAAGTTGGAGAAGGAGATTGCTAGATGTAACAACATTCAGATGGCGAGGAAGATTCAACTTAACAGTGCTTATGGTGCTATTGGTAATCAATACTTTCGCTATTATAAACTTGCCAACGCAGAAGCTATTACACTATCTGGTCAGGTTTCTATTCGTTGGATAGAGAACCGCATGAATAGGTACTTAAATAAAATATTAAAAACGGAGAATGAAGATTATGTTATTGCTTCAGATACTGATTCCATCTATCTTAATCTTGGGCCTTTGGTGGAGGTCGTATACAAAGATAGAGAGAAGGATGGTTCGGGGATTTGCACGTTCCTTAATAAGGTGTGTGAAGTGGAATTTGAAAAGTATATTGAGAGTTCTTATGAGACGTTGGCCTCGTACGTAAATGCGTATGATAACAAGATGGTGATGAAACGTGAGAACATTGCTGATCGTGGTATCTGGACTGCAAAGAAAAGATACATCTTAAATGTATGGGATAGTGAGGGTGTTCGTTATGAAGAACCTAAACTTAAGATGATGGGTATTGAAGCAGTCAAGTCATCAACTCCTGCACCATGTCGCACAATGATTAAAGATGCATTGAAGATAATGATGAATGGAACCGAAGATGAGGTGATTGATTATATTGATGCGTGTCGTAAGGAATTCAAAACATTACCACCAGAAGACATAGCATTTCCCCGTACTGCATCTGATGTTCGCAAGTATCAGGCATCTTCTACAATATATGCGAAGGGAACTCCTATACATATACGGGGTGCATTATTATTCAACCATTATGTTAAACAGAAAAAGTTGACTAATAAATATTCACTTATCGGTAATGGAGAGAAGGTCAAGTTTCTCTATCTTAGAAAACCGAATACTATACAGGAAAACGTTGTATCATTCATTCAAGATTTTCCTAAAGAACTTGGACTTGACAAATACATTGATTACGATTTACAATTTGAGAAAAGTTTTGTGGAACCACTCAAAGCAATTCTTGATGCGATTGGTTGGAATGTAGAAAAAACTGTAACGTTAGAATCATTTTTCTCCTAATGGAATTACCTATCAACTATAAAGATTTAGATACTATTGTAAGGGCTCTTGCCCTAGGTGGTGATACTAGACTATATTATCTTCTAAAAAATTATAGAGATGATTTAAAAGTGGAAAGAACTGAGGAATACGAGTGTGATATCTAACTCTATTGCTCTCGTTATTGCTCTTCCACAAGAAGCAGAAGGAATAACTGATTATCCAGTTTACTTTAGTGGATGTGGTAAAGTTAATGCAACTATTGCTACAATGAAAGCAATTAATGATGGACATGATTACATTATAAATTTTGGTACAGCAGGTGCTGTATCTCCTATCTCAGGTTTAGTTGAAGTAACTGGATATGTTGATAGAGATATGGATGCAAGACCAATTAAATGTGAGCTTGGACAAACACCCTTTGAAGATGGTATAATACTAGGTGAGAGGGGAATAGTATGTGGAACAGGTGATAAGTTTGCTACTTGCACACCAGAAATTGAGTGTGATATAGTGGACATGGAATCCTATGCCATTGCTAAAACTTGTATAAAACAAGGAGTAAAGTTCCGAAGTTTTAAATACATATCTGATAATGCTGATGAAAACTCAGCATCTGATTGGGAAGAAAATGTTCACAAAGGTAATGAACTATTCCAAAAACTACTTAATGAGATAAAAATTTATGGATTTTCTTAAAGACATTGTTAAAGAAATTGGTGACGAGTACACCCAAATAGCAGCAGACATAGATGAAACAGAAAGATACATCGACACAGGATCATACATCTTTAATGCAGTGGTTAGCGGTTCCGTTTTTGGTGGTGTTTCTAGTAATAAGATTACTGCCATCGCTGGTGAAAGCAGTACTGGAAAGACTTACTTCTCCCTTGCTGTCGTCAAAAACTTTCTGGATAATAATCCTGATGGGTATTGTCTCTATTTTGATACTGAAGCTGCAGTTAATAAAGGATTACTTGAGTCTCGTGGTGTTGACTTAACACGTACAGTTGTTGTAAATGTTGTTACAATTGAAGAGTTTAGGACGAAGGCACTTAAGGCAGTTGCTAAATATCTAGAAATGCCTATAGAAGAACGCAAACCATGTATGTTTGTGTTAGACTCTTTAGGAATGCTTTCCACGGAGAAGGAGATCCGAGATGCACTGGACGATAAACAAGTCCGTGATATGACTAAATCACAATTAGTCAAAGGTGCATTTAGAATGTTAACTTTAAAATTGGGTCAAGCAGATATTCCCCTTATAGTTACAAATCACACCTATGATGTCATCGGATCTTATGTCCCAACTAAAGAAATGGGAGGAGGCAGTGGCCTCAAGTATGCCGCGTCTACAATCATTTATCTTTCAAAGAAAAAAGAAAAGGATAAGACGGAAGTTGTTGGTAACATTATTAAAGCTAAGACGGTTAAATCCCGCTTAAGTAGAGAAAACAAAGATGTAAATATACGTCTTTATTTTGACGAGAGAGGATTAGATCGCTACTACGGACTTCTAGAGTTAGGAGAACTTGGAGGACTGTGGAAGAATGTTGCGGGAAGATATGAAATGAATGGTAAAAAAATATATGCTAAAGAAATATTAAAGAATCCCACAGATTACTTTACAGATGATATAATGGAAAAACTTGATGCTATAGCACAGCAAAACTTTAGTTATGGAACGAATTGAGACTAGTATTCTCAAGAATCTAATTTACAATGAAGAATATTCACGAAAGGTAATTCCTTTTATTAAACCAGAATATTTTGAACAAAGATCTGAAAAGGTCATCTTTGAAGAGATAACTAACTTTATTGTAAAGTATGGTTCTGCTATTACTATTGAAGCCTTAAATATTGAGACTGAAAATAGAACAGACCTTACAGAGAATGAGATAAAAGAAATACGTGAACTTAATAGTTCCTTCGAAGAAACAGTTGTAGAGAATCAATGGTTACTTGATTCTACTGAGAAGTGGTGTCGTGATCGTGCTATATACTTAGCACTAATGGAATCAATTTCTTTAGCAGATGGAAAAGATGAATCCAAAGGAAGGGATGCTATTCCTAGCATTCTCTCTGATGCTCTTTCTGTTTCTTTCGATAATCATATAGGACACGATTATCTAAATGATTATGAGGAAAGATATGAGTCATACCATAGGAAAGAGGACAAGATACCGTTCGACCTTGAATTTTTCAACAAAGTTACAAAGGGCGGCCTTCCAAATAAAACACTCAATATTGCTCTCGCTGGCACTGGTGTTGGTAAGTCT